ATGACCAAGTATTCTGCGAACTACATTGGAATGAGATTGTTGCCACCGCCATTTGTTTTGAGTAATCTTCCAAGCATCAATGATATCACCAATAAGGTAGAGAGTATCACAGGTATTATGTTTGAGGAAGTTATTCAGTTTATCAGCCTGACAATCTCTGGTACCTAGATGAACATCAGAGATAAAGATACTACGATAAGTTTTCATCGTGTCGGATGATCCATTGGAGGGCTTCGGTAAGGTCTGAGTAGATTGGGGAGATGGATTGTTCTTCATTGTTATACCATTGGTAGAGAGTGGTTTCTCCGATCCGCCACCGATACTTTTCTACATCCCACTTAGCGGTTCTATTGTATGTCTTATTTAGAACCATAGATTTGTTGTTCTAATTCATTGATACGGTCCAGAAGCTTCATTACATCTTCTACTGGTACCCATTTACCAGATACATCAGTACAGAAGGCTCTCATCCGTTCTCCTGATACGTGAATGGTTTGTTGGTCGATATTGATACCATATTTCTCTAATAGTTCTTTCATTATTTTACTCTCCATTAATTATCTCCATCCATGTGTGGTCACCCATGTACTTTACCTGAGCCTGATATTCATAATCTTCAGGTGCACCACTTGACCAATCGTTTGGACCATTCTGTGTTAGTAATATGTGTTGTTTTCTTTTATCCCATACTAACCAATAGATATGTCCCATTACTGGTGAAAACTGATAGACTGCGGCATGAACAGCATCCGTGATATTTAATCTGCGTTTAATATCGTCAGCCTGTTTTTGTAATACAGAAACTAGTTCCATGATTCTATCGTATTCCTGCTGGGCATACATCCTAGCATGGTTAATCATTATGTCTTTTTGTTGCGTTACAGGTACCAGTTCAAATTTAACTGCGCCTGCCTCTGTGGGATATTCTGATATGTTTCTGTTGAGGAAGGGTACCAGAGTTCCACCTATATCGGCATCGAAACTATGTCGGCCTTTGGCAGTATTCGATTTCTTATTTGGTTTTTCTTCCATGGTTCATATGGATATCTCTGGTCTGTCGAAAACAAAACAGATGCCACAAAGAGTGAATAATCGGAATCCTTTGGGAGTGACTTCGTTATAGTACCAGAAACTTGGCGCCAGCCAAAGTGATGAATCGGTCCAGTATTGGAATATATGGAGAATCCTCATTTGATATGGCTCAGCGACTTCTGAGAGTGGCAATTAAAAATGATATTGGAATCCTTCGGAAGCGCTTGACGTCCGGAGGCGGCGGAAACGCAGTGGAATAAGAGAGGTAATAGGAGTGGTTTCGCCATAATATAGTGATGCGTTTCGCCGGTTCGTTTCGTTATTTGGTGATGTTGTACCAGAGGTTTTTATATGTTTCGATCAGGTCCATCCACAGAGAGAGAATGGTTCGGATTGGATGTTCTATGAGTGTGTCAATAGCAATCAGAGTTGCTGGTAGGGCCACCATTATGGTGATGAGTAGTCCAAGAATGCCTAATAATGTAATCATGTTTTTAAAAAGTCAATAATGACTTGTGCTGTGTTGGAATGTCGAGTTTTAAAGGAACGATATTCTTCTAGTTCTTTTTCTAGTTCAAGAATTCGTTTGCGGAGTAAAGAGTTTTGATCTTCTGTATTGTGTAAGTTTAATTTAAGTTGAGTATCTGGTATGACACCTTCGTAACCAGGATGATACGGTGCTTCTTCTACAAACTTCGTTGCGTTGGCTCTATCTTCTGTAGTAAAGGTGGTCATGTGATTCTCCTTAAAGTTTCCATATCCATTGGTAACCAATATATATTCTCTCTTTGCCAATCAGGTCCATAAACTCTTTTACATAGACACCTTTACCAACGGTGTCAAAGTTGTCATCTACACAAACCATGGTACCTTCTCTGAGGCACGGCATAATAGCGGTCAGTTCAAAGATATGGTGTAGTGAGGACGGATGTGGATTTTTCATGTCAAAGTCAAACGAATCGAGGTACAGTAAGTCAATCTTTCGATTCTGTACTACCCACACTTTAGATTGATTGTATAGAAACCTTACAGAATCGGAACAAGTGAGATTGGCTTTCTTGGTCGTAGAGGCAGCAAACCGAACATTCTCAGAATTAATATCTACTGAATAGAATTCACCACCATGATAATTAACGAAAGTATCAAATATAGTGGTTGACATACCATCGCCTTCAAAATTGTTTTCTTTTCTGGCACAACCAGTTTCTACAATTAATGGTTCGTGGATTGCACCAACATGATTAATCATTATAGCAAATGACGGTGATCGTTTGCCTGTTTTGTTAACCAGTTCTTGTAGGTGTTCTATTTTTTCGGTTGACATATTAATTATCAAATATCAAAACAATCTCATCTTCTGAAACAACATAATATTCAAACTCATTGTATTTCATTTGACGTGCGGCATTCCAATTGGGTAATACCATATCACCTTCTTTGACCAGTTCAACACCAGGTCCTATGAATACAACTTTACCTTTATTGGCTTCTACTGGATCGGCAGAAGGAAGAACAATACCAGAACTGGTAACTTTTTCTTTTTGAATTAACTCAAGAACTACATTATTTTTGATAGGTTTTAACAATTACTAATCTCCTGTTGGTATCTTTACACAAATCAATTACATCTTTTGGTGCTTCATATTTTAACATACTACAATTATACTCGATAACAATAGGTTTGTCAAACTTTTTATGGTAATCATCATTCGATACAAAGGCATAGACCATTGTAAAGGCAACTATAAAGAGGCAGAGTTTGAAATATTCTAACATACTTCTATATATGTTAGATTATTGTCGTTGAGCCTTTAACTGGTCAATGACCTCTTGTATTTTATTTCTAATGTAACTACCATGTGGTGCCCAAACCAAAAGGTGTTTTAGAAACTTTAGTAGTTCGTCAGGATGCATCTTTGAAAATACTCGACCATTTTTCTAGTTTTATTTTTTTGGCTTCCATGGCCAGCAACATATCAGTTTCATCAACCACTTTCTGATCAACCAACAGAGCAACCATACACAATAATTGACCTAGTTCCGTGGTCAGACATTCTTTGGTTGTCGGTGAATCTTCTGTCGGATAACACGATTCAAAACCGAACCGAAATATCTTAGAGGTTGCTTGGATTACTTCTGCACATTCTTCTTGTAATATGATTAATGTTTCTCTTGTTTTATTTTCCACAATCATCATCCACAAACTTAATCACAGGCATATAATCCTCTACCTTTTTAAGTGCTTCCAATTTTGTGGCAGCAATCACTTTGCAAGTATATAATCCATCTTTCATACTAATTGTAAATGGCACAACACCATTAATAAACCATTCTTCTTTAACATAACACTTGATGTGCCATTCTCTGGCATCAAGGCATCGTTTAATCATTTCATCTGCAATTTTCTTAGGATTAAAATCATCTTCAGCAATCATATTAGACATCGTTCCATTTCTCCACCAAAAAACTTGGAAAACTTGGACCTTTCTTTTCTTCGGCCAAGACATAATCTTCAGCAAAAGCTTTGGCTTCTTGGTAATCGGCAGTAACTTCTTTTTTAATTATCTTTTCGTTTAAGTAATAAACAATCGTGTAATTATACTCCGATCCCTCTACAATGGCTTTCTTATCACCATTCATAAATTTAGATAGTTCCATTATGCAATCATTCCTATAAATCGATTTAATACAACACGGTTAGATAACCTGTTACCGGCATATTTACTGAACGCAGATACCAGACCACGAGTAGTAGCATTTTCTTTAACATGAAATTCCACATCGTCATCAGTATCTAGGCCTTCTGAACGGAGTAAATAATACTCATCAAAGCCGGCATTCGTAACAACTTTATATTTCTCTTTACGGAACTCGGCTTTCAATTTGTAATGGTCACTAACTCTAGGATAGAATATGTGGGCCACACGGCTAAACTCACGACCAGATAATACATAGAAACCAATAATATTACATTGTGTTCTTGCCTTCAACATTTTAATGTAAGCAGACATCAACTCTGGACCATAAGGGTGATAAACTTTTTCTTCGTGTTTAGTGATTGGATCACGAATCACTAACACCTTTTCTTTACCATATGAACTATTATAATCTAAATCTGGATTATTATAACCTGATCTTTGACGGCCATCTTCGGCTGTATAAGAAACATTTCTTAAAGGATTGCCTTCGCCATCGGTTAGAAATACCGTATTGACGATTTGTAATTTGTAATTTTTCTGAAACTCAGGTACAATCTTCATAGCAGCAATCACGGCTTCATAGAGTGGTGTGCCACCTAATTGCATCCAGTTTGGACGACAAGCTCTAGGTTGAGCACAGCGAACCAAAGCAGAACAGGCATAAGTGAATTCTGAAGCCGACATTTTGCTTGATAATAAATTCATCAATTTAAATTTATGTAAGTCCAAATCGCCATTTTTGAATTTAACAGAATAAGCATCTGTATGCTCGGATGTGAAAGCATATACTTCATAAGGAATATTTACTTTCTTACAGAACATCACCAGATTTATTAATTGCTTGACGGTGTTTTCCATGTGGTCGGACATAGAACCAGACCAATCAAGGAACATAACAAGGCCATGAGATTTACCATCAGGCAAAACTGTCATCTTCTTAAAAATATCTTCGGTAAATTTATATGCATAAACTTTACTCAAATTCAATTCACCAGTTTTGGCAATCGATGCACGTTTCTGCTGGTCGGCATTTTTACGCAATTCAAATTCTTTGGCCAAATAACCAACAACTTTTTTGGCATCATTACGAATTTTCATAAAAGCAACTGTATCGGTGCCTGTGATATTATATTGACCTAAATCATTTTTGTACTCTGTCCATAATTGTTTGTATGGAACAACTGCCTGTTTCAAATCAACATCGTTAATATTGCCATAGTAGTAATGTTTATTGCTCGATTCAAACAACTTACTTTCATTTTGACGATATGTTTTATCGGTGTGTGAATCTATTTGTTCACCAACAACATCACCGCCTTCGTTACTAAACGTTTCTTGGATTCTTTTTTCTTCAAGTTCATCCATAGATTCATCATCTTCAGAATTTGGTTGGCCAAATTTTTCGATGGTATCATCATCATAATCATCAGAATCTTCATAACCATCAGATTCAAAATCGCCATCTGGATCTTCTTCAAATTCCTCTGGTGCATTTGCTTTACGCTCTTCGGCTTCTTCTTTCATATAAGCCATAACATCATATGCGAGCGCAATGACATCATCATATGATTCGGTATTTTCAATACGATGGACTAAGTATTTCTCAAAATCATTAAAACGAATATTTTGTGCGGCTCCGCCTTTGGTGTAGAGATTGACACGGTCAATGAAATTCATATCATTGAGATCCACGCCATTGGTACCAAAGAAATCTTTTTCAATCAGTTCACGGTAACCACGAACAAAAGAGGAACGAATACCGGGATATTTGTTTTTGATTTTTCTTTCGATACGGGAATCTTCCAGCACATTCATAATACCCATTGGTATTTTTTCTTCGTGTGCTTTCATCATGCCATCTAGGGGAGTGTATAGTGCATGGCCTACTTCATGACCTAGAAAAAGGTCGTAGAGATAACCTGAGATGTTTTTATCAAGAATAGGAACAGTCAATACACGGTTCTTTACATCAAATGCAGCCGTGTTAGTATTACGCTGTTCGATAGTCAAATTTTCATTTGCCATTAGTTTGGCAAGTAACGATTTAGATTGAATTAGTTCCATAGATTCTCCGAGTTAATAATAGTATTATCTCATAAAAATCATCTACCGTCAAGCGGTAACTTTCATGCTGTTGTTTCTAAACAACACCTTGTTCCGGTAAGGCTTTTAGGTAGAGTTTTCCTTCTCTATATTCCATTTCAATGGCTTGTCCTTCTTTCCAATGATTGTATTTTATGATTTCCTCAGGAAGAATCAATATACCATCACCTGTGCCATCATTTGCATCGACCATTTTGGTCAAATATGACTTATTGGTAAAATTCTTTGCGTTTTTGGTATTCATTGTGGTCTTTTTCCATTCCCGATAATACTGCCCACTTGCGAGTTACGATATCCAAGCGTTTCCACGCAGGAATTTCATTATCATCTGCTATGGCATCAAGCCAAATATGATCTGAATTACTATTCATACTTTTTTCCTTCACTTTTATCGAAAATTCTCTGTTCGATTGCTGTTGCAAGCTCTTCGGCAAGAGCAGGATTGAACTTTACCAGAAAATGAGCAACATCATCAGCTGGTATGTGACGCAAATTATGCATAATCTCGTCAATTCCTCTATATATTTGTGTTTCTTCCCATTGTTGTAACATACTCACCTCACATTTTATAAAAAGTTTCATTAGGAACAATATTTTTGCCTTCTTTTTTTGCTTTTCCTAGCGAATGAAGCAATTTTAACTCAATTTCAATCTCTTTGGCAGACAAATTTTGCAAATATTCCTCATAATCGTCCCAATCTTCATCACTCCAACCTTTTGGATTCATTTTTCACTATCTCCGCATGCTGGAAATTTCTTTTGCTTCTTTATCACTAAAGACCGGCACAGCATTTGATTTGTGCATGGTACCAATGCCTTTAATTTTATCACCTGTGTATGAATTTCCGAATTTCTTCGTGCAAGCGATAAAACCAGTATCTACGGACGCAAATCGTGGAGTTTCACGACCTGCGGGAACCTTGTAAGATGGAAAGTTGTTGGAAATCTTCGTGGATTTTGTTTTACTGAAATTGGTAGATAACGAATTAATGGAAGATAACCATTCTTCGTGTTGAAGTTTTTTTGCTTTTGAAACTTTCCGTTTTTTGCATTTTGGAATATATCCGTAAATCATCATAACAATTCTCCAGTGTAGAAGAACCATTATACTACGGAAATAACAGAAAGTCAATAGATGTGTTGTACCAAAACAACATTAATACCAATACCTTTTATTTGAAACGGCAGCATACTTACTTATACTTAAAAAAACAAAAACTAGTGGTATTTTTAAGAATTCTTACTATGTGAAATTTCTAATTCTTCGAATTCTTCAACTTGCCAATTTTTTAATTGTTTTTTTACTTCTGGATGTTCGCCTCTACGCTTTTTATTGTGTAATACTGTTCTGGCGTAATTGTAGTCATCGTTATAATCTTTATTTTTACGAAACTTACCTACAAACTTTGTCACTTCTATCTCCTATTTCATGGTTTCGAAATTGATGCCTTTTATTTTTGTTTCAGGCATGTTGAACATATCATCCTCAGAAATATAGGTTATATTTGCATCAGGATAACAAGCTTTTATTATTTTGAGTAATTGGCAGACCGTGCCATCTGAATCATTGAACGAAAATACTTCATCAACAGTTTTTAGACCTTTTATAATGTTCCTACGAGATTCATAATTTTGAACGAACCCACCATCACACCAAGCAAGATACCAATCAGAATGAATGCCGACAACAAGCCAATCACCTTTTCTTTTACACTTCTGTAAAAACTTTAGTTCGTGATTGTTTAGTGGATCGAATTTTCCTGATACTACAATTATTTTATCTTGCGGTTGCATTACGGTAAAAGTTGTGGAAAAGCCTCTTTAACAAACTTATAGTTTAAACCTTTAACACCTAAATCTTTACTCAATATACCAATAACAACTTCTGCTTCACGAGGTTCAAGAGATTCAATTAGTTGTAATAGTAACTGTTTTCTCTTTTCAACGGATAATTTTTCTGCTGTGGCATCACCTTTTTTGAACAAATACAATTTTCTAATTTCTGTAGATAACTGGCACCTAGAAATTCCAGGTAGGGTATCAGGAATTTTATATTCATGTGGCATTTCATCAATCAACCATTCGTAATCGGGATGAAAAGCCAATTCAAGTACCTGTATTAGTGTTCTCGATAAATTCTTCTCAATTACTGCTAGTTTTTCTTTTTTTGATGTGGCTATCTCAAACTCATCAAATATCTCATATATGTTTTTCATCAGAATTCCTCTATCACATCCATTAAGTTTTTAAGTTTATGTTCCATAAAATAATTCAACAACTTACCTTTAGCAGGTTTCGTTTCTTCATATGTATTTATGATTTTTCTTTTGATATCAACCGGAATGTTTCTAAGGTCAATCAAGGTCTGGTTCCGTGAAAAACCAATCTTAGCACCATCATCTTCCCAAGTATTGTGGTCCTCGGTCATATATTTCTCGATAACCTTTTGTGTGATTGGTTTTTGCCTCAGGTCACGAACAAAACAATCTGATGGAGAGAACACATTTGGTATACCATCACCTTTATCACCACGAATAATCTTCTCTTTCAATTCTAAAAGAGGATCATGCGATTTTATATATTTCTTCTGTGATGGGTTGTATTGTTTGACATTACTGCCGTACATTTGTAATTGTAAAAAATCACCATCACTTGATAGAATCAAAATCTTCTGGTGTGGTGCATAGATTGGAACCAAGGTACCAATGATATCATCGGCTTCAGCACCTTCTACATCAATTACTTTGTATGGGAAATTCTCTTTGAGTTCCTGTTTTAATTTGGCAAGAATATCAAAAATCAGATGCCAATCTAAATCAGATTTTTCTCTGGTCTTTTTTCTACCAGCCTTATAGAATGGAAAAAACTCTTTACGCCAATATTTGCGATTATCACAACATAGTACAATCTCACCATACTCATTTTTAAAATTCTTCGCATGAGTACGTATTATGTTTAATACCATGTGGCGTATTAAACTTTCTTCTAATTTACCTTTTTGATTGGCAATTTGTGCCATTAGACCTGCAAGTAACACCTGATTCAAATCAACTAAGAGCATAATAAACTTTCAATAGTTTCCAATAAGATACCATTGTATCATGCTTTTTGCATTTTGTCAACTATCTTGTCAACTATTTTTTGTGATGTGGTCGTCTTTTTGGCAATTATACCAAGCCAACCTGAGGGTATGAGTCCTGAAATGTATTCCAATGGATCCGGCAATATAGCGTCGAAATGATCAAAGTCAACATACTTATCTTCCAATTCATCATTACGAAAAAGTATGATATGATATGCATCGCCTAGAGCGCTACCGCCAATCTTTTCTCCAGGCTCGGCATAATCCTGTCCTTGGATTTGTATTGAATTTTCTTTATCGCCATCTAAGAATGTTAAGAAATCAAACTTATCATTCTTTAGTGGTCTGAGAAAGTCTAGCATTGTAATCCTTTATATGTGATTTTCTAACTCTTACCATTATCCATGTGTTATAGTAATCTTCCGATTCCATTACACCACGAACAAATTGTTCTTTTGCTTCGAGATAACCACATTCACCTTTAGATTTGCATAAGTGTAGTATTTCACGGACAAATTTTTCATGTCCTAATTCTAACACATCTTTGCTTAGGTTGTCACTACTTCCATAGTAAGTTTGCCAGTTTGAGGAAACCTTTGTTCTTTTCTTTCTCCCCTTGACTTGTTTGGTTTTGGTAGAGTAAAAGAATTTCTTACCGATGTATTTTTTACCATTTGTCAGATTGGTTATTTGATACACGAACCCGTAATTATTACCAATCAAGTCCTCTACAAAATCTTTACCATCATATTGCCAGTTTAGTCCCATTCCTTAGTATCCAAATCATCGTCATCATCCTCTATATAGTCCTCGGATAATTCTTCGATTTGTTCACCGCAAAATGGGCAATGCTCTGGTAGTTCTTGTGAA